GTTACTGGCTTTGCCATCAGAACCTCGCTCTTAGTTCATGTTCAAGCTGGAAGCCATTGAATGTAAAGGCTGGCGCTGTGGATGTTACCGTCATGCCAAGGTATTTGCCATACATCTGCGCATCGTACTTGAGCAGTTTGTACCCTTCAGTCAACTGATACCCAGACGAAATCCATTGCAAGGTGCTTCCAGCGTTATTAGTCCATGCAATGTTACTAAATGAATTGTTTTGCCATGCTACAGCGTTACCAAGGGAAATCGATGTTGATGCTTTGGCCTCGCTATCAATCGAAATGTTCAGCGAACCAGCAACCGTAACAGGAAAGGTTGCCTCAACACCAAGTTTCAACGCTTGCTTGTCTCGTATGGGGTCTTTTAAGTCCCATAACGCCGTAACAACCTCGGTAGAAATGTTTGCCGTTTGATCTTCGTAAAGTCTGTAAAAAGCGCCGCCTGATTCAACGCCATAAGCATTGATAAGCCCGTTAACAGGCGAAGAGTTGATATGCGTAAGGTTTCCTTGATAACTGATAAACCACTTGCGATCAAAGAAAACAAGTTGTACACGGCGGTAAGTACCATTGTCGTTGTAACGAACATTCCATGCCGAAACAAGGATGTTGTAGATCAGGGTTTGGCATCCAGTAACCGACGAACTGAAGTCAATATTAGGAAAGATACCGTCTAGGGCATCGCTGATCTTGGTTGTTGTCGCACCAACGAGCGCATACACGCCATAACGGTTAATAAACAGGATGCTGCGGAAATAAGCAAAGACACCAAGAAATAACTCTGTACCAATCGATGCACTGATATTGGTATTGGTAAACAGCGTTTCACCGGCTGTATTAACGCGAACATCCGAAAAGACGTTGATCGATGACTCGCCAAAGATATAGAGGAAGTTGTTGGCAGCAATAATCTGCGTAATGTCGCCATAAAGCGTCCCATCAACCAGCGTGATGTTGCCAGCAGAGATGCTTGTGAAGTCGTTGTAGCTATCTGCTGCCGTGTAGTAGATGGTTCGACCGTCAGCAATCCATACACGGCCAGAGAATGACTGAATACAAGTGCCAGGTTGGTTGATTGCATCTGCCGTAGCGGTTGCACTGCTACCAGCGCCATTAGGATCGGCTACATAAAGCAGTGTGCAAGTGCCATTGGCAGCAGAACCGCTTGTATGACTGGGTGCTGTGCTCGACGTCGTGCCACCGACTGTGACGTAGTAATAATTACCACCCGAAGAAAGCAACCTTCCTGCCTGAAATGCTGTGGTTGATGCCCAAGCAACTGCGCCTGATGTGCCAATGTAGACCGTGGGCGCCGAGGTGTAGCCGGTTCCATGTTCACCAATGGTAATAGCCGTCACTGCGTTAGCAGTAACCGTTGCTGTAGCTGTCGCTTGTATGCCGCCTGTTTGATTAGGCGTAGAGAAAGTTACAATGGGTGCTGATGTGTATCCTGAACCTGCTGCTGTGATCGTAATGGTACCGACCGAACCGACCCGAACGAGATTCGTCCCGTCGAACGTAGCGTATCCATAAGTTGTGTCAATGATGAGCACTCGCTCATTTTTCCATTGACTGATCTGTGTTCTTGTACCGCTGAAGGTTCCCGATGAAGCCAGGGTGATCGGTGCGGTAGGGGTTTCCAAGCTGACATACTGCGCACCTCCATTGGTGAAGAACGCAAACATGTAGGCAACACCGCCAATATTGGCTGGTGCCAAGTAATGCACCGTGCCGCCCCAACTGAAATTGGTACTGCTGTAAGTAACACGCTTTTCTTTGGGTATGACCTTCAGGTTGGAGTACCCGATAGGCATCACGTTCTCTATCCAGGCAAACTCATTCTCTTGAATAGCCGTGCGATTGGCCTTGGTGTTAAGCCCTTTGAAATCCTTGGTAACGTGGTAGGACTTCTTTTGCTCAACAGCAGCCATGATTACTGAACCGAGTAAGGCGTTGGTAGACGGCGCGTGAAGCTCGAATTAATCGCTGCCAGCAATTGCTTCTTGTACTCGGCATTGAAGATTTCTGCTTCACCGTAGGATTGCTCTTTGTACTTTGCCTTATAAGCCGCATAAAACGCCACAGGCGAGGTGTAAGGTTCAAGAATCACCTCAGTCTGCGAGTCTGATGTCAAAGGCACTGGCAATAGGATGGTATCCACCTCAATCACATAGACCTGATCAGGCACTGGGCCAAAGTAAATCTCATTCTGCCCGTATCGCGTAAACGCAATAGGTCTACCCGTGTAGTTCTGCCAGAAGCGCAACTCAGCATTAAACTGCGTCCATGACATATAGCGCAAAGGTATGCGTGTATTACCCCAGTACAGGTTGATGTTAATAACATCCAGAATCTGTTCTGCCCATGAGGGCAGTGTCAGTGTCGAGATGTTGAGTGTTTCAACCGAGGTGGTGGTAGCGCCCGTCAGGATATTGCGCAGACAACCGGTGTCACGGACAACTCGATGCCTAGCACCGTTGATGTAGTCGGTTAGCTCGGTGTCTGTCCAGAAGTTGCCAGCAGCATCATGCAGCAGCCTGCGAACTTCTGCGATATACCCTGAGTAGGTTGCCATTTATGCCTCATCGCTTGTCTGGGGCTGGACTTTGACCCCAGCTCGCCCACGCGGAGCGGGAGGGGCTACTCGTTCCACCAACACGGCTGATTGTTGGTCGGGTTTTACTGGTGCGTCCGTAAAGGTGAACTCGGCAAGCCGAGCCATCGCTTTATCGTGGTCGGTATTCATCTTCATCCAACCTAAACGCACCAAGTAAGGATATTTATTATCGTCGCCATACCCAAAGATATGTCGCGCAACATAAGGTTCAACTGAAACGCTTTTACCTGGAGGAAACTCAAACCACTGATCGACGTACTTGGCGACCAGTGGCTGAGAACCTTTGTTTGTCACAAAGATCATGCTTCTAAAATATCCCCGTAAACATATACATCCGCTGTTGCTGCCGCACCTTGAGCGGTGGTGAGCGATAAGTATAAGTTGGGAATGCTCGATTTAACCGTGGTACTTGCACTACCTGTTGCACTAAGCGTTAAATCAAGAAAAAGCGCTGACGTTGTAAGTGAGGAGTAAGCTTGGGCCGCCGCAACAACCGCCGTACCACCTTTGCTAGCAGCGGTATAAACGCCGCCAGCAGCCGTGGTCAGTGAAATTGAAGCGTTAGTCACCACAATCCGTCGCAGAATGAACTTTGACGGATTACTAAAGATGGTGATCTGCTGATCGTCAGTCGAATTCATATTCGCGCCGATCAATTTCCCAAGCAGGATGCCTCCAAACTGCTGCGGCAATAGACTACCGACTTTGTTTGCATCCATGCTTTACTCCAATTACGAGTTGTAGGTGCCAGTAGCAGCCTGACCGCCATTGACGGTCAAGAACAGTGCCGTGACAGTACCAGAGGTCGAAACGATTTTTACGTTCTGACCATCAGAAACCATCATGCCACCGGTATTGGCTGCAATTACATCGGCCCAAGCAGAGCCGTTGTAAGCCTGATACTTACAGTTTGCGACGGGATAGATGACGTACAAACCTGCTGGTAGCGTGTAATCAGTGCCTGCCGTTACCGATTGGGTAACGTAGTCAAAATACGCGCCATCAGCATCGCTGTTTAAGCCACTAACGATGATTTTATTAAGTGCCAATGCCATGATCGACTCCTTACAGCGTGAGTGAGTTAAGGCCGGTCACTTTGGTCATGCTCTTAGGCTTCGTGCTTACCATTTCTGCAATGGTCAACACAGCGCCAACATAACCAATCTGCCAGTTAGGCAGCGTGGACTCAAAGCCAGTGAACGCAAACTCAGCCTGATCGTGAATGTACATGCTGAGATAGTTCGTGTTCAGTAAGTACAACGTGCCTTCTGGGCAGTAGGGATCAGGATAAATCGGCACACCTGCAACCATGAGCGCACGGAAGCCAGAAGTTGGGCCTTCTTCGCCGCTTGCAAAGTTGCTACCAGGCGTGATCATGTAGGTTTCTTGGCCTACAAAGTCTTGCGCCAACAATGTCCATGTGCCAAAGCCGCAAACGCCAAAGGAAGGCACCTCAGCACCGTTTTTCACCGTTCCAGAGATGTACTGGAGGATGTTTTGACGGGTTGGGTTGACCGAACCTGCGGCATATTCTTTGGAACCCCACCATGCGTAGGTTGAACGGTTCAGGCCACCATAGGTGCCTGCCGAATCAACTGCAATGGGCAATCCAGTAAATTGCTGCGCGTTGCTGGTGTTGTTGTACAGCGCCGTTGCCATCGCATCCATCATGACGTTGGTCGCATCGTTCATGCGAGCCTCAATCAGAGGAATCACAGCGTAGTCTTGCTGTACAGCACCTTCCATACCGAGGAAGGGAACCGGTGCGATCATCAACTTAAGGTTGAATTCAGCGTTGTATGCGCCTTGCTGAACGCTAGGCTGTGCAAACGAACCGCTGTAGTCCGACCATTGTGCGTTGACAAACTGGGAACCCTGGACAGGCACAGTTACAGATGACACACCGCCAGAGGCAGTCTGCGAATTTGCAAGCAATGCGGCAAGCAGGGGAGTTGAGTTATAAAGCTGGACAACCAGTTTCGGGATGAAAGCCCTACGGGTAACGTAGGTCAGTTCATTGTACTGACTGGTGCCTGCTGTCGGGATAATACCGCCACCAATAGGCATGATAGGTTCCTTTTAAGAAACAGACCTAATTAACGAAGTCCAATCGGGCGAGACTGGTTTCCCTGTCTTAGCTCGTTGAGTGCACTCGCCGCTGCTTCCCTAGCCGCTGCCGCAGGATTCTTCAAATACTTCTGAAAGTCATTGACTTTAGAGGTAATTGGAGAATTACTGAATGCGGGCGTAGGCTTATCAGCCTGGCGCATCCAGTTGTAATACTCAGCAGCCGATTCGTGATTGCTAATGCCCTTTTCAATCATCAATTTCTCGATGGCTTTGACATCATCATCCGATTCAGCAAGACGTTTCTCCTTCAACGTATTTCTACGTTTTTCTAACTCAGAGCGAGCGTCCTTCTCTTTCAATCGAGCCTCTAACTCGGCAATCTTCTGCTGTTGTGCAGAAATAGCCTGGTTAGTGCGCTCTTCGATTTCAAGTTCAGGCACTGGAAGGTCGGGATGAGCCTGCTTTGTGAGTTTCAAAAACTCCTTTCGGGTCTTTGGATTCTCAGCCAAGGCTTTCGCCAGGGCGGCAAGCTCATCACGGGCGTCGGGGGTAAGGTTTTCTAGCGACATTGTTTTTTTCAGCCGTTCAAAACAATTAATTAAATGACACGCTTGGTGTCACCAGGTTTGGAGAGCGTCATCTGGTTTTTAGTAACCTTGTTGGCGCCACTCAAGCCACCAAACGGCTCATACCGAGGTGGGTTGTAAATCTGACCATTCTTTTGCTGGTTGTCCGTCGGGCGACGGATTGTTCCAGCACGGGGTTTGAACAATTCCATCTCTATCTCCTAGATAGGTAAGGGTGGGTTTTGAGTCCCAGGGGTTGGAGCCGCAGCCATTGCTCGCATCTCAGCCGACGCGCCACCAGCTTGAGGCAGGGTTTGAATCATTTGCATAATTTCAGAAGGCACAAGTTCCTTGGCTTTGTAGTCCATCTCGCCAAATGCAGAACCAATCTTGCCAATGGCGTCCTTGATAGCCTTTTGCTCAGGCGAACCATCGGGAAACTTTTGCATCGCACCCATTAACATGCCCATGCCAAGTTGCACATCAATGCGACCTTGCATTTCCTCACCCTTCTTGGGTTCAGGCGTAGACATGGGGGAAGACATGGGAGGCGAGGAAGCACCAGACAATGCCGGTTTCTTTTCCATACCGTCTTCGCCGTCGGTGCCTTCTTCCTCTACTTCAATTTCCATAGAGGCTTTGCCGTCTTTGGCACCGCCGCGAATCAATTTCATCAATTCTTCAGCGCTAACAGCCATATTGTGTCCTTTCAGGGCGGTTTGTAACCACTTACCGACCGTCTGTCAAGCGATTAACGGCGTGAAGGCCGTGCATAACGGAGCATTTTGCGTTGCATCATGAGAAACGACCTCCTGCGCGTTGATAACCCGTGCGATTCATCGTCGCACGACCATAATTGAGTTGTGGTGTCTTATAAATCTGCTTTAACTC